ATATTATTCTCCCTTTGGTTTATGGTACAATTCAAACTTGGAATTATACCACGTCCCAAAATATTTTCCTAGAATATATAAATGAAGCGTAAAACCGGTGATAAGTTGATAACTGCGGCTAACGCTGCGGGGCGGTGGCTGGCATTTTTTAATTTTTCGATCGCCATGATTGTTGCGACGATCCTTTTCCTTTTGAGTATGTATTTTATATTCAGACCAAAGGAGTTTTCTAAAGACACTAAGGGTAAGATACTTAATGCAACGTGTTCTAAAGATGAGGATGATAAATGGATGTGCGATTTAGTGTATACGTACACGGTCGACGGAAAATCATTTAATGGTAATAAGAATGTAAATACGAATGAAAAGTATCGCATTGGTGAACATATACCAGTTTCATACAATCCACAAGACCCTGGTAAACATGATATTAACGTTGTCGGGACTTTTTGGGCGGGTTTATTTTTATTAATAGTGTCCATTCTCATACCCGGTATATATGGTATTATATGGTTATTCACAAGATCAGCAAGGGGTGCGGGAACTGCGTTTCTCGGATTTTCGCTCATATAGAAAAAAAATATACATCTATATAAATGAAACGTAAGAACGCGAACGCGACGGGATTGATTATTATTATCGCTCTCGTGGGTGTGATTGCATATCTCGTAACACGACCCCATGAAGTTGTTCGGGTACCTGTTCAAGTACCAATGCGTCCACCAATGCGTCAGAGAGAGCCAGTCCGCAGACGCCAACCCGAATTTAGAGACCCACCTATAAAGGACTATAAACCGGGGCACGTTCAGCAGATGGGTGTACTGTTAGGCGAGAATGACGAGACACTCCCATTATACGGAAAGGAAGTACGTGGGCGACGTGACCAGTATCATTACTATACGTCTACACCCGGACAGCAGATCTATTCGATACCTATAACACATGATGGTCGTGACTGTATGGATGATTTAGGGTGTAGGGAGTTATACGGTAATGAGAATGTTAATGTACTCGGTAAAGCTGCTTCTTATGAAGCCAAACTTTATAGAACAGATCATTTCTTTTAGAGAAATGTGATACCATACCGTGTTGTCATGAGTTTTTTAGCTCCCGGCATCGAAGGTTTACTCCACAAAAGCCACCTAGACCAAAATCCAGCCGTCTTAATTCCACTTTTAGTCCAGGTTTCACCCATACGTCCGTGGCGTGCCAGATATCTTTTCATACGCGCCGGGTCTCCGTGAATCGTATAATCCGAATACCCCTTACCTCCGAAGTCGACACGTGAACCGTCTTCGAAAGTGACCCTGTACTTTTTTTTAGGATTGGGGCTTTTCTTGAGAATAACTTTCATATATAAATACCGAATATTTAATTCTATGTTTCTACTATAGATATGGATCTCCGCAAGCCGACGATTATTCGTATCATATTTATTTCCACGATCGTGTCTATCTGTGTAGCTTTTATAATTGCAAAGATTTCTAAGTCCAGAGAAGAGAAGAGTTATAAATTCCCCGCCATGGCCAAGGAGACGTGGGATGCATTGGGTGTACCACCCAGTGAAGAAGATGGCGATGAAGATGTTCAGGAAGAAGCGCCACCACCCACAGACGATGCATTAGAAGGATATACCACTTTATAACTCCGAATCGGAAAATTCTTCATCGCTTGTAATTTCAAGTTGCACGTGATCAAGATCGGGACAGCATTGCGCAAACCCGTCATATGTAATTTTACACGATCGACAATAATACCAGATCATAGTATTTAGATAGTTGTTCACATACTTAAGTGTTTCCCGTGTACACTTATAAATGGATACTGATTTTGACAAAGTGATTTCGGACTTGCGTAACCTCCGTGAAGATGTCAGGGAAGTGAAACAGGATTACGATCTTGAATTGGAAATGTGTCGTTCAGACTTACGACAACAGTTCGGTTTTAAAATCTTGATGATGCTTTCATTCTTTCTCAACGGACTATTCATCGCATACCATGTAAAACACACATTTGTATCAGACGAACCCACAACCATCACTCCACGTCTTTTGTAAATGATATAAAGAGTTTCACCTTATCAAATGTATATGAAGCTTCTCATCAAGCGACTTTCTAATAATGCTATCATTCCTACGCGGGCTTCCCCTGGGTCCGTCGGTTATGATTTGTATAGTACTATCGATATGTATATCCCGCCAATGGAACGTGGTATCGTGAATACTGGCATTGCTGCTACTATCCCGATTGGTGTTTATGGACGCATCGCGCCTCGTTCTGGACTTGCTGTAAAGCATGGAATTCAGACCGGGGCTGGTGTCATTGACCCTGATTATACAGGTGAGTTGAAGGTGATTTTGTTTAATCAGGGAGGAGAACGTTTCGAGATTAAACAAGGGGATCGTATCGCCCAACTTATTTTGGAAAAATGTGAGACACCCCCCATTGAGGAGGTTGCAACTATTGAAGATACTGAACGCGGTACACGCGGATTTGGATCTTCTGGATAAATTTAATTCGCAAACGCTACACCGCCCATACCATCCTTAATTCTCAGGATGTTATAGTTGACAGCGTATGTTCGAACAATCGCACCGAGCCTGTTCGTGGTTCCATTGAGAACTAACTTAGCATTATCAATGCGCGAGAAGTTGAGCGAACCTGTAGGTTGCGACTTGTTCATCGTCAGACAGAATGGCCATGTAAACGTGGACGTAGTGTTCAACACGTCAGGGGCGAGTACCGAGCAGTGCATTTCGGGAACGACGTTATGGTGGTACGTCGCGCTTGTGTTTTCGAAAAGTGGTGTGCCGTTGATATACAGTGTCGAGTCGTCAAACGACCAGTTTGTAGACCACGTGGTACCGTCAGCTATAGACGAAACAACGTGCAGGGCCTTCACAGGGTGGTTGAAATACGTAAGATCCACGTCAACATCGGATGCGGACATGGGTTGATACTGGGTCTGTGTGATGAGAAGTTCATGTTCATGGTTTACGACCATTTCCCTCTCTTCTGTATCCAGGTACACATACGTACCGTATACCTTGGGTGTGCTACCGGGTGTAAACGGAACAGTCTGTCCAGCGCGACATTTAATGCGTAACTCCACCTGATGGAATTGGAGAGCGGTAAGTGGGAGAGATTTTGTCCAATCCTCGCTGAAGAAGAATGGGATCATGTAATGATCGGCGTATTGAGAAACACCTACCGCATTTTCAGGAACTTCGTCAAGTGTCACCGCACAAGAAGCCTTAGCCTGATCCTGTTTGTACAGTACGTTATGTACACCCTGGATGAAAAGAGAGTCAAGCTTGGTGACTTCCTGACCACCGATCCATAAGGAAAATTCGGTCGTAGTAGGGTCGTTCGTACTAAAGAAACCTGTAGGGCTGTCATCGGTAGCTCCGATATCGACTGCCTCTATCCAGATGTAACTGAGTAAGTCACCCTTCGTGCGTAGAGGGACAACAACTTCATTACCCCCACCAAATGTACCTACGTAATCGAGGCGTTCGGGCTTGATAGAAAAGTTTGTGTGACGTTTATAGTTCTGATGGAAAAAAGAAACCTGGGGTTCTCCGGTGATGTATACATCCTGAGCACCCTTCGATACGAGATCGATCAACGCAGCAGACATTTATTAATAAACGATATTAAAATTTTAGCTCTATAACTTACTAAGCATATGGTACAATTTCAAGTTCTCACCTGGGATGCTCGTGACGAAGATGATGATCATATTATACGAATTTTTGGCAAGACGAACAAGGGTGAATCCGTCTGTGTCACGACAAAGTTTGTACCTTATTTTTTTGTCAAAGTGCCGGGAACTATGACACCAAATTCGGTGATCCAATATGTTAAACGGACATGTCCGGACATTGTTAACATGGATGTTGTCGAAGCTAAAGACATGGAAGGGTTTCAGAATGGAGCGAAGAGTTTTTTCCTGCAAATTCATTGTCAAAATCTTGTATCAAGGCGTAATATCAGTAATCGTTTGCGTAAAAATATAACCGGACTGTCTAATAAACTAAAAATTTTCGAGGCTAATGTCGACCCTGTACTACGTCTCATGCATCGTACTGGTATTCAATCGACTGGATGGATTGATACGACCGATGTATGCGAACGCGCATACCATACAAAGGTGCAGATCGACTTACAATGCAATGATTGGAGACAACTAAAACCACATGATACGACTGATATTGCACCATTCGTAATCGCATCCGTTGATATCGAGTGTTATAGTTCTACCGGTAAGTTCCCAAGTCCCTCTGTACCTGGTGATGCCTGCTTTCAGATCGCTATTTCACTTTTACGGTTCGGCGAAGACGAACCGTATGAGAAGACGTGCTTATGCTACAAGGAGACTGACAAGAATATCGATGGATGTTCTATCGTAAGTTATAAGTCTGAGCGTGATCTCCTGATGGGGTTTAGTGAGTATATCAATGAACATGATATAGATATCATAACGGGTTGGAACATCTTTGGATTTGATTTAGAATACATTATGGAACGTGGCATGGTAAATAACTGCCCTCTCGCGTTTTATCGAATGAGTAAACTCAGGGATTATACATGCACACTCAGTCGTAAAAAATTGTCATCAAGTGCACTTGGAGATAACGAACTGAAACTCGTACCCATGCCCGGGCGATTTATTTTTGATTTGTTCCACGAAGTTAAGCGAGAGTATAAGTTAGACTCATATAAACTTAACAACGTTTCACAGATTTATTTGGGGGATCAGAAAATAGATATGGCTCCAAAGGAAATGTTCGCACGATTTATTCGAGAAGATCCAGTGGAATTACGTGAAGTTGCAGAGTATTGTATCAAAGATACACTACTGCCTCATAGGCTGATCGCCAAACTTTCAACCCTGATGAATTTACTGGAAATGGCTAAGGCTACGTGGGTTCCATTGAGTTATCTGGTTGAGAGAGGTCAGCAGATCAAGGTGTTCAGTCAGTTAACAAAAAAGGCACGTGAAATGGGGTTCAAAGTTCCCGCATATGAATATGGACATGTCGATAATACTGGTTATATTGGAGCTACTGTACTAGAGGCACAGTCAGGTGCATATTACACACCAATCACGGCCCTAGATTTCGAGGGTCTGTATCCATCTATTATGATGGCACACAATTTATGTTATTCGACGCTGGTTCGTGACAAGAAATACGACAATTTACCCGGTGTGGAATATGAACGTTTCGGTGAACATACATTCGCACAGAATGTACCAAGTATTTTACCGAGCATTCTTTCTGAGTTGAAACTGTTCAGAAAGCAGGCTAAAAAGGATATGGCGAATTCAACGGGTGCTACGAAGCAGATGTATAACGGTAAACAGCTCGCGTATAAAATTTCTATGAATTCCGTGTACGGATTTACAGGTGCCTCTAAGGGTATTCTTCCATGTGTAGCTATTGCGTCTACTACGACGATGAAAGGTCGCAACATGATTGACGATACAAAGAAATACGTTGAAACGCATTATCCCGGATCCAAAGTGAGATATGGTGACACTGACAGTGTTATGATTGAATTTGATGTAGGAAACCGTACCGGTAAGGATGCCATTGAATACAGCTGGGAATTGGGTGAAAAGGCTGCGGAAGAATGTACGAAATTATTCAAAGCTCCTAACAATCTAGAGCTTGAAAAGGTATACTGTCCTTATTTCCTATATTCGAAGAAGCGGTACGCTGCTAAACTGTGGACGAAGGGGAAGAATGGTGAGATGAACATGGATTATATTGATGTTAAGGGTTTGCAACTCGTGAGACGTGATAACACACCTCATCTCAGAGAGGTTTGTAAGGAACTTCTAGATGTCGTTCTAGATAGTAGTGATACTACAGCTCCACAAGCACTTGCCCGGAAACGGGCACTTGAATTACTTGAAGGTGACGTACCAAATGATAAGTTGATTTTAAGTCAGGGGTTGTCAGACACCTACAAAGTGAAAGGTGAAAGTGTTTCCGTGTTAAGTGAAGAGATTGGAAATATTAATCAAGCACATGTTCAGGTTGTGAGAAAAATGCGCGAAAGGCAACCTGGTTCCGAACCTCAGTCCGGTGACAGGGTACCATATATACTAATCAAGACGGATGACCCCAAGGCGCGCGCGTTTGAGAAATCCGAAGATCCTATATATGCACGGGAACATAATTTACCGATCGATTATCCTTACTATTTTCTTAACAAATTCCTTAACCCAGTATGCGACTTACTCGAACCGCTATTCGAAAACGTAAAGGATGACATCTTCGGAGAATTGCTTCTGAGGGCTAAACCACCAAAGAAAAAGGGAAAGGTCGTGACAAAGCCTGGTAATGAACAATTACTACTGAGTGATATATTTAAAAAAAAGACACCATGATAATACATGGTAGGCAGTATTACTGAGCAGATTGAAAGTCTGATACAGAAAGAAGCCCGGCGTCAGATCAATGAACGTGAGAAGGAAATTCGTGAACAGACGAAAGAACAGTCACGTGAGCAAAAGGAACAGTTTTCTGAGCGACTAAAAGAAGCTGTACATGATCACAAAGAACAGCATATCCGTACGATTCGAGAAACCGTTGACAAGTACAAAGAACAGATGAATATGTTAAAAAGTGAACATAAATCTATCGTCGCGAAACTGGAACAAGAGAAACATGACTACGTTTGTAAAGTTGTAGAAAGGGTGTCATCGTTGTACTCAATCCCGATTAAAAGCGTTCGACGCGACCTTGCACCTGAAAATGATAAGCGTTGTCTAGGTATACGTAAAAATGGTAAGTTGTGTACGAATAAGGCAATTCGTGATGGTTACTGTTGTCTCCATGTAGATGATCCGCGACCATCTACTCCTATACTTATGCCAAGAGGTCCACTAAGACATACACATCCGTTTCCATCTGGATTTGTTCAGGGATGTCCGGCATGTGAAAAAAGAGATGTTGCAAATGAATTTAGAGATTTGCCTTCTATATTTTAATATGGATAAATCAACTATTCTATTATCATCTATAAATAATTTTTACACTGTACCAGAAAATAGAGCTACGCTAATCGAACTTTTGAACAAGAGTGGAGGTATTTCTCTACGAAATCTAGAATGGTTTATTACCAATTACTCTAAGAAGCATAACCTATCATACGAAACAAATGACGGTCGGATTTTTAGTGTACACTGCGCTTATAAATCAAGTTTAGACGGGTACAGCAAAAAATTATTCGACCCGTTTTGTCGTGCAGACAAGATCGTGTACAACGTGCCGGGTACAACTGATGAAATACATACGACTGTAGCACAGTTGAACTTCATCAGGTGGTGTATCAGAAACAAGATTGTCGATTACATTCGTGTACATCACGATAGGCTTTTCAATAAGCAAGTGACATAAACCCGTTATTAAATTCAAACGTTTGATACCCAACATAATACAGGTGAAGGTTATAGACATCTGTTAATCCAGGTTTTAATTGCACATCTAGTAATGTGCGATCTGAGTTCAATTTACTAAAGTCCAAGCTTCCCGATGGTTCCACATTAATCGGATTCATCGAGAATGCATACGTGTAAATATTCCTATTAGGTCTAGATAGCCTTGTGTTGTATGGGACGATATACTTGAAATAATTGTGATCAGCGACTGGTATATTGGGTAAGTCTTGACCATTTATATAGAGTTTAGCAGTGTCTAAAACTGCCGACGAAAATGAGTTGCCGATCGAGTAGGATGTTGCAGATGAAAAATTAAACCTGTTCGACATTTGACGAGTTCTTATATTCGGGTCGGGGCGACCAGGACTTCCATGTGTATTTTCATCTTCATATGCCTGTTTTCGTAGAAACCAGAATAATGATTTGACGGGTATATCTGGGACGAGTTGTAGTTTCACCGCATTTTTACCTATGACAGTTTCCTCTGTAGGGTGTTTCTTCACTATGTCAGTGACGAATATTTGTTTATTTGTCATCAAGTATGTCCGTTCCTGTGGACTTAATGTGATTTCTTCAGTGATGATATCAAATGTATCGAGTGACAATGCATAGGAAGAATTGGTAAAAAACGTCTTTGGTCTAAACTTAATTTCAAATTCTATCTTCTGTTTGTGAATCGCGCACGTTGGAAAGTATGGCCTGTTAGGGGAATTCGACCCGTATTCATCACCTTCATATTTGCGAGAAAAGAAGAATGGAATGGGAATCATCAATGTCGACTTATACCTAGATAACGAATTATCGTTTGCGTGTGATACGTTGTCTGCCTGATTTCTGTTTATCATATACCGCTTAGTGCGTTTTTCGGATGCATCCAGATACATCTCATCGTAAATGACACCCCAATCATCGTGATATTTATCGACCTCTGTCTCATCTACACGCATAGAAATACTCTCTATAACGTGTCGACCAATCTGATCGGCTATATTAGAGTTTGATTCAACGGCTGGAAATGTCATATGTATGTACATATTTGATAACAAGTCTCCCATATTCTGGGGGTTTAGTGTAACTTTAACACTTTCACCGAACGGCCACGTGGGAGAAGACGAAGATGGTTTAGAAATTGTGACACTCTTATGATATTTTGTAAAGTTTGAATGTTGCTTCGCTGTATAATTAAAGAAGGACTGTTCAGGATCGGAGTTCAATAGGTATGTATCCTGTTGACCTATGGCATTTAGGGATAATACGGCACCTTGATCCGGACCCTGTAATCCCATACTTATCTATTGTCTATATATTTTTAATATCATTTTCCCACATTTGAAGAGGTGACGTAGACATTGTCAAATTAAGTTCGTCCCTGGAATGTTTGACTTCCATAAGCAGTGCAGCTACTCGCTCTTCCGTATAGTCAACTGTCTTGGTGTTTAGTAAATAGTCATAACTCCCATCAACTTTCGGAAACGTGTGTGATAACTCTTCTTCGAGATCTCTCTTCTTACGTCTGAAAACTACCAACGTTCCATTGATGACCATGGTAACAAATTTTGCGCGGTGATTATACATCTCAACCTTTTTCTTGAGAACATTAACCACATGGGATTTGCGTTTATTGTAGTACTCATTTCGAAGTTTGATAAAGTCCATTAGGATCATTTCAGCACTCTCATATTTGTGAATTCCCTTAGTCGGATGAAACAGATGCATGTTCGAAGTTCTGACTGTTTTTTGTAATTTCAGGTCCTTGATAAGATCTTTACCCGTGTACCCCTGAATAACAAAGTCGACATTTTCGGTTGTGCTATTATTGGTATATGAGCTGATAGTCTTCTTTTCAGTGAGTGTATCGAGATGTTCTTTATAATCCTGTGTCCAACGCCCGGGTGGAAGTTCTGTGACCCTGATAGTTTGACCGATCATGTTCCAGATACCCTCTGTGACCCACGTTTCATTTTCGTAGAATACACGACCCTTAAACCCCCTGAACCATGGCTTCATTTTTTGAATTCCTTTTCCATTAATGAAGTTGAGTATATTCGTTGAGATATCTTTGGGGTTGAACGGGGGTACATAACAACTGAAACCCGTGCCAATACCTTCTGTACCATTCACAAGAACCATCGGCAATGCTGGTACGTAAAACTCTGGTTCAATAGATCGACCGTCATCATCTAGATAATTAAGTATGGGGTCATCCTTAGGGTCGAATATCTTTCGAGCTGCACTGGTCAGTCTCGTGAAGATATACCTCGTTTGAGATGCATCTTTACCTCCCATAAGTCTCGTACCAAATTGACCACACGGTTCGAGAAGGTTGACGTTGTTCGAACCTGTATAGTCGTTCGCCAACTTGACGATCGTTTCCGCGAGAGAAACTTCGCCGTGATGGTAAGAACTCTTTTCAGCGACATACGCGGCCAGTTGTGCCACTTTCATTTCGGTGGTTAGGTTCTTCTGAAAACATGAGAACATAACTTTCCGCTGTGAAGGTTTAAGTCCGTCAGCCATATGTGCGATAGACCGCTTCAAGTCAGCGAGGCTGAAATTGACGAGATCCTTGTGTACAAAGTCGGTTATGGCCAGGTTCTTGACATGACCATACGGTACTTCAAGATCACCAGAATTCTTCGCGGTACTTTCGAGAAGCCATGTCTTCCTGTCATCCGCTTTTTTCTTATCGAATGCGAGTACGATCGATTTATCGGTCATCACATCCACATCAAACTTCACCGTGAGTTCTTGAATTTTTTTGAAATATTCACGAGCCTCTACAGATGTAGAAGTACCGAGACCCTTGTAATATTTGATGCGCCACCCATGTTTACCGTCCCCATACCAGTTTCGAAATGCTGAATCGGTGTAGAAAGATTTCGTTTCTGATCCCTTGGAAGCCTTGATGATGGGTGTCACCATACTCACCACATAGTTCAACTTTAGAAGGATGGGCCAGAAGTAGTGGATCATGTTAAGAATGAGACCCTTGATATGACTTCCATCATTATCGGCATCTGTCATGATCATTAGACGTCCATACCGAAGTTCGGAAACGTCGGTATACTCCTTACCTTGTTGAAGTCCGAGGATCTTCTTGAGATCATTGAACTCCTGGTTAGATGTAAGTTGTGCGACTGAAACATCGCGCACATTCTTACACTTGCCTCGAAGAGGAAACACGCCATAATGATCACGGCCAACAACAGAGAGACCTGCAACTGCGAGGGTCTTTGCCGAGTCACCCTCAGTCACGATGAGTGTACACTTCCCAGATTGAGCCGTACCAGCCTTATTCGCGTCATCTAATTTAGGGATACCGGTAATCTTAGACTTTCGAGCTCCATCTGTCTTCTTGAGTTCTTTCATCTCCTTGAACTTTGAGAGTGCTGTGAGTTCATCAGCGATACCAGTCTTGAGAGCATTCTTAACGAATGTCTTGGGTAGTTCAAACTTACTCCCGAAATGTTGGGATTTAGTTGTACATTCAGACTTTACCTGACTGGAAAAGTTCGGGTTTTCGAGTGTGGCCTTTACAAAGATCGTAAAAGCATTCTTAACTTGTGGAGGTTTCAGTTTAATCTTCTTCGCCATGTCATC